TGACTACAATTATGCCAACGGGAACTAATCTTATTTCTCAAGTAAGAACTGTTTCCGCATCAAGTATTTCGGGAAGTCAACAGTCTTATCTTGATGAGGGATACCGACAGGTTAATCTCTTCAGCAAAAATTACTTTGATTCCTTGAGAATGATTGCATCACCTCTAAATGAATCAATATACTTAAACTCTGATCAATTCCCTGGTAACAAATCATTTACCATGTTGTTTAATCTGTCAACGTTTGATACTAGGCTAAGTCCTGCAATTGACTTGGATAATGCATCAGTGGTATTTACTTCTAACAGAGTAAACAATCCAGTTACTAATTACGCGGCAGACTTTAGAGTCAATGGTGTTGAGGAAGATCCAAATTCATTTGTATATGTTTCCAAGAATATAGTTCTTGAGAATCCTGCAACATCTCTTCAAGTTATATTAGATGCATATGTTTCAAATAATAATGATCTTAGGGTGTTCTATGCATTAAATCAAAATACTAAGGTAGAGGAGACTGTATTTGTACCGTTCCCTGGATATTCAAATATCGCAAGTAATGGTGCTATTATTGATATCTCAAACAATAATGGCACATCTGATGTGAAAGTACCTACGATTGATTCCTATCAACCAGAGCCGTCTGTAAACCTCTACAAGGAGTACAAATTCGGTATTGATGAATTGATACCATTTGGCTCTTTCCGTATTAAGGTAATTGGTACATCGACAGATCAGTCTACTGTACCGTTGATAAGAGCCCTCCGTGCATTGGCATTTGCTTGATATGGGTAATTTAATACCAGTAGAAGGAATGGAAGGTTATTTTAGAGACTCCTCAACCGGAGCCATTCTTAATAAAAATAACCTCGAATTCCAATCTTATATAAAAAATAGAGAAAAAATGGGTGAGGAAAGAAAAAGACTAGATTCTCTCCAAACTGAAGTTTTATCTTTAAAGGGTGATGTAACTGACATTAAAAATTTACTTTCCGATATTACATCAATGTTGAGACCCGACTATAAATAGTCAATATAGAAGTTCTTATATAAATGGCTCAGCCTACCAACAGACAAGAATTTACCGAATATGTTTTAAGACAACTTGGTGCTCCCATCTTGGAGGTCAATGTTGCGGATGAGCAGATTCAGGATTCGATTGATGATGCCATTCAATTTTTTAATGAAAGACACTTTGATGGGGTTACTCAGGTATATTTGAAGTATCAGATAACTCAAGACGATATCAATAGGGGAAGAGCTAGACCACCTGGTGCACCACAAAATGAAAGTGGAACTACTGGTATTGCGTCAACATCAACTACTGCAAATATTGTAGGAACCGCAGTAACATTTACCTACTATCAGAATAGTAATTATATACAAATTCCACCTTCAATTATTGGAGTGAATAAAGCATTCCAGTTTGGCGGCGGAATGGGACAAGGAATGTTCAATGTTAAATATCAAATGATGTTGAATGACGTTCTTGGTCTCAATGGATTTGGTGCATCTGGTTATGATTTGACATCTTATTCAATGACAATGGGTTACTTGGAGACAATTAACTTTATCCTGAATACTCATAAACAGATTAGATTTAATCAAAGGACAGATAGATTATATTTGGATATTGATTGGAGTGAGTTACAGGTTGGTGAGTTTCTTGTTCTTGATTGTTGGGCTGCCAATGATCCCAATGAGTATTCTAGAATTTGGAATGACTCATTCCTAAAACCATATGTAACTGCCCTTGTCAAAAAACAATGGGGGCAGAATTTAATTAAGTTCCAAGGCGTGAAACTTCCAGGTGGTATTGAATTTAATGGAAGACAAATTTACGAAGATGGCCAAACAGATCTTGATAAGATCAAAGAGAAGATGATGAGTACATATGAACTTCCACCTTTAGATCTTATTGGGTAATACATTATGCTCAACCCATTTTTCCTGAACGGTAGTAAAACTGAGCAGAATCTAGTCCAAAGTCTCGTCAACGAACAGTTGAGGATGTATGGAATAGAAGTCTATTACTTACCCAGAAGGTATGTTACAACTAATACTGTCATAAGAGAAGTCATTCAATCTGACTTTACTAATGCATATCCCCTTGAGGCGTATGTAGATAATTATGATGGTTATACTGGTCAAGGAACTATTCTTTCAAAATTTGGTATTGAGAATAGAGACGACTTACAACTTGTAATTTCGAGAGAACGATATGAAGATTATATTGCTCCATTAATTAAAGATATTCCTGATATTGAACTTTCTACAAGACCGAAGGAAGGAGACTTAATTTACTTCCCTCTTGGAGATAGGTTATTTGAAATTAAGTTTGTAGAACACGAACAACCTTTCTATCAACTCAAGAAAACCTATGTTTATGAGTTGAGATGTGAACTCTTCCGTTATGAAGATGAAGTTATCGATACTGGTATTGCTGATATCGATGATGAAATTGCACAAATTGGTTATATACAAACACTTGCATTAGTTGGTGCAGGTAGATCCGCAACAGCAACTGCAGAGATATGTCCTGCTGGTGCGGTTAACACTATAACCATTACCAACATGGGTAAGGATTATACAACACAACCCCAAGTTGGATTCTCTTCTGCACCTCCGGGAGGAATTACTGCAACAGGTATTGCATCAGTCAGTTACGATTATCCAAGTTGTACTGGTCAGAGTGGTAGAGTTTCTGCTATTCATATGACAAATGCTGGTTGTGGATATTCAGTTGCACCTTGGATTTCAATAACTGGTGATACTGGTGTTGGGGCATTTGCAAAGGCTGGTATTTCTACAGATGGTTCTGTTAGATCAATTACAGTTACTGATGGTGGGTCTGGTTATATTAAGGCACCAAACGTTTCTATTGGTTTAACTGCGGGTACTTACCCATTGTTTGACTCTACATTCTATCATTGGGATTCCTCCGCCCTTCACTTTGACTCACTATATCCATCGCCATCCAGATTTGCTGTTGGGTTTGCCACAATTACTGCAGGTATTGTTACTGCAATTTACATCGTTGATGGTGGTTCTGGATATGATCTTAACCCAATCGTTCATATTGACCCACCATTTGTTGATAATTCAGCGGTATCTATTGGTGGAATGTTTATCTTTAATGAAATTGTGACTGGTTCTCTATCTGGAACCACTGCAAGAGTTAAAGAATGGAACGGTGTCACAAACATTATAGAGATCAGTATTGTAAGTGGAAACTTTGTCCCTCAGGAGTATCTAACCGGTAGTACATCTGGTGCTAGATATGTAATTGGTGCGGTAGATACTTATGATATAGTCACACCATATGCGGATAATGAAACTATAGAAGCAGAAGCAGATGCAATTTTAGATTTCTCATCATCCAATCCATTTGGTATGCCGTGATAAAAAGTTGTTAAATAGAAGTATATGTCTTCAAAGTAATGTTTGAATATTTTTACAATGAGATCTTCAGATCTGTAATTATTGGATTTGGTTCATTATTTAATGGAATCGAGATTCAGCATAAAGATGAAAATGATTCTACCTTTAGTGTCATTAAAGTTCCTCTTGCTTATGGACCTACTCAAAAATTTCTTGCAAGATTAAAACAAAACCCGGATCTAAATGCTCCGGTTCAAATGACACTTCCGAGGATGTCATTTGAATTTACAAATCTTGCATATGACCCAACAAGGAAGTCAACTCAAACCCAAACGGTTGTGATGACAAGTCCTGATGGAACGGAAACAAAGAAGGCTTACCTTCCTGTTCCATATAATATGACAATTACTCTTTCAATTTACACCAAATTGAATGATGACATGCTTCAAGTTATTGAACAAATTGTTCCATATTTTCAACCAGGGTATACACTACCCATCAAGTTTTTAGGTAATTTAAAAGAAGTAGTCAATGTTCCAGTTCAATTGGACAACATTGATATGAGTGATGATTACGAAGGTAATTTTGATACGAGAAGGGCACTTATATACACACTAACATTTACGGCAAAAACTTATGTCTTTGGTCCTCTCAAAGATGTTTCTTCCGATATTATCAAGAAGGTTACTGTTGGATATGTTGCTGGTTCAACTAGTGGTAATTCATATGAAAGAGATGTTACATATCAAGTTACTCCAAGAGCAGTCAAAGATTATGATGGCGTAGTTGTAACTCTATTGGCGGAAAATGTTGATATGGTAGAAAATGTAATTGATGTTGACGATGGAACTACCATTTCAGTAAACTCATACATTTACATAGACAAAGAAGAAATGTTTGTCGAGAGTGTGACAGGTAACAAACTAGTAGTTAAGAGAGCACAAGATAATTCACCACTACAAAATCATTTACTTGGTGGAAAGGTATACGCAATCACTCAAGCAGATAATGCAAAAATTGAAGTTGGAGACAACTTCGGTTTTGATGGAAACGTTTTCTGAGGTAAATCATGGATAAGTATGAAAAGCTGAACGAAACTTTTGATGTGGAAGCAATAGAAGTACAACCAGAAAAAAATGCTATCGAAAAAAAGATTGAACATTATAAAAACTCCAAAGAAGATATCCGTAAAGACTACGAATATACCAGGGGTAATTTGTATTCGATCATTGAAAAAGGTCAAGAGGCAATCAACGGTATTCTTGAACTGGCACAAGAAAGTGAGATGCCTCGTGCATATGAAGTTGCAGGACAGTTAATTAAGAGTGTCTCTGATGCAACAGATAAGTTGATGGATCTTCAGAAGAAGTTGAAAGATGTTAATAGGGAGGAAGAGTCGAAAGGTCCAACAACGGTCAATAATGCACTGTTCGTAGGTTCAACTGCAGATCTTCAAAAGATGTTAAAGAATGCGGGTAAGGACCTAAATACCTAAAAAGATTGAAATGGCTGTCGAATCTATTAATATACAAATTGATAAGGGAACAGATTTTTCACAAAATTTTGTGATGAAGAACCCTGACCAGACCATTATCGATTTGACTGGATATACAGGGGTATCTAAAGTAAGAAAGTATCCTGAAGACACTAAGTATGTCCGAAGTTTTGCAGTTGGTATTGCATCAACTACGGGAACAATTACGTTGTCAATGGGTACTACAATTACTTCTGAATTAGTAGTAGGTAGGAATTACTACGATATCTTGGTAACATCAGGTTCTAGTATAGTTTCAAAGGTATTTGAGGGTTCTGTTATGGTAAATGCTACGATATCTGTGTAAAAAATGGAGAATTTAGGAAACTTCTTTTCTCTTATTGGCGAAGAAAAAAAGAAAGAGAAAGAAAAGACTAAAGAAATAGTTGGAGAGGTATCCCTTGGAGACCTTTTTACAAGTTTGGGTGAAGAAAAAAAGAAAGTTAAAGAAAAAAGTTTAGAAAAAGAGAAAGAATTAGAAAAAATTAAGAAAGATGCTAAAATTTTTGAAGCATTTTTGTTTAATGAAGCTGCAAAGGTAGAAAAAGATACTCAAAAAGAAGTAAAAGTTCTTGAGAAGGGACTTTTAAATCTCAAAAATCCATCTTATAAGT